CATTTGATTTGCTAAATCTTGTTGTCTTCTTGCTGCTGCGTTTTGGAAACCTTGTTGTTGTAAGTTAGCAAATGTTTGCGCTCGATTCCTGTCGCTTGCTGCCTGATACTCGGCTCTTTGTACACCTTCTCTACCACCACCAAATGCACCCGGTACACCAAGCGTAGCAGCTGCTTGTTGATTAGCTCTGATTGCTGCTTGTCTATCAAACTCAGCCATTGTTGTATCAATAACTTGTTGTTGATAAGGTGACATGTAAGACTGGATTGATCCAGCACCTGTGCCTGCACCTGTTCCTGTTAGTGCAGTTGCTGCATCTGCAGCTGTGCCTGCTTTTGTTAAGAATGGTTGAAAAGATCCAAGACCACTAGCCATAGCTCTTGCATCTTTTTGTAATTGTGTTTCATCTGCAACTTGTGGTGCAAGTTCTGCCATACCTGCTTTTGTAATTCCAAACTGTTGTGCTTGTGCTTGTCTTTGTGCAAACTGTGCAGCTGTCTCACCAGGTTGTTGTGTTGTTGCAGTTGTAACAGATGGCATACCTGATTGTGTTGCAAGATCTGTTAAAAATGTTCTTTGTGCTGCTTCAATAAACTCTGGTGGCAAGACTCTTGATTCTGTGATACCGCCTGTCTGTGCCATCATTCTTGGTGCAATTGGTTTTTTACTCATCTCATCAAGAGCTTCTTCTAAAAATTCTATTTCTTTTGGTGTTAAATCTTTTAAAGGTTTACCAAAATATGAATCAGCTAAATTTTCTAATGCAGTGTTTCTCTCATCCATTGGATCTGGTGCTGATGCCATTTTCATTTCTTTGTCCATTATACAACTCTCTTTTCTAATTTTTTCATAGTATCATACATCCTTTGTGCTCCTTTTTCAATGCTCCCGTTGCCTGCTCCTCGAACCGCGTCAGCAGTAAATACAAACTCGTTCTTAGATAACATAGCTGGTACGTCATCTGCTTTTTCTTTAATACCTACAGGTACAAAACCACCTTCGTCTCTGTAGTCTCGTTCCATAACTCCAGCTTTATTTGTTCTCATAATACCAGTTGGCATACCACCAGCTGCTAAACCTTGACCAACAATACCATCAATAAAATTATCTTTTTGTTCGTCACTCATGGCCGCATATTCTGGATTACGTAATGGTGTATAGTAACTATCCATAACCTGTCTCATCTGTGATTTTACTCGTTCTCTTCTTCTTGCCATGTATTCTTCTACAGTCTCTCCAGGTTCTTGTGGTTCAAACTCTCCTGTAAAATAACTATACAAAGCAGAAGCACCTGATGTTATAGTACCTGCTAATAATTTTTCTTGCACTTTAGGTGATAAATTTTTTAACACAGGAATTCTACCTATAGTTTCTTCTGCAGCTCCTCTTAAAAAACCAGGTTTATCTTTTGTCTTTGAAAGATCTTTAGTTGTTTTTTGTCTGTCAAATAATTTTTTAAATTTTGTAGTTTTCTCTGTATCTAGTGGTGATGTAAATCTATCACCAGGCGTTCCAAGGCCTTTTTGAAAACCAGCACCACCTAACATTCTAACTGCTTGACCACCACCATAAGTTGCTAAACCTTGTTTAAATGCATCTGATAAACTACCTCTCTGATCAAATCTACCTATACCTCTCATTAATCCTGCGATACCAGGATTAAATGGTGCAACAAACGGTGCAGCTTTGACTGCAACACTTGCTAATTCATTTGGTATAAGTTTTCTAAATCTATCTGTAATTTTATCAATAAACCCAAAACCTGTTCTACTGCCCATAGGCTTACCTGTATAACCACCGCCACCAATGGTCATAATCCCACCTTTATTACGTAACTGTCTTGGCATTTGCATTCTTGTAATCATATATGTTAAATTTTGTTTATATTAAAAGGCAGGGATTTCACCTGAATTTACATTATTACTCGTTTTTCACAAGTAAATCAAGACTATGTTGTAACAGTTCTTGGTAATACTTCCATAGCTGAAAGTAATACATGTAGTCTATTTGCATGGCCAGCTGTGACTTTTACTATCTCTCCAGTCTCAACCACCAATGGATTTGTTAATATCTCAGTTGGAGTATTAGCAGATATGGTTTTTTGATGTGCAACACTAAAAGTAGCATCAGCAGATGTTACTATTTGTATTGTAATATTAGATCCACTACCGCTATCATCGCTTACTAATATAGATTTAATTATAGCAGTTGTTGCAGTTGGCACTGTATACAAAGTAGTTTGATCAGTGGATGTTAAATCTGCTTTTTTATTTACAAAACTATTAGCCATTATCCTCCTAAAAAGAAGATAGTCGCTTCGTTATCTTCTCCTTTTTCTTCTTGAAATGTTGTATTTAATTTTTCTATTAAACCATTTAAATCTCTAACTAAAGATAAAAATGAAATCTGATCATATTCTTTAGGTGGTTGTGTTAATGATTGTACTATCTTTGCCATTACCTTCTACCATCCGGTTGATAATCAATTCTAAAAGTTCCAATTTTCCAAAACTGACCTGTGCTGGTATTTTCTACTTTTAAAGATATAGATCTTGCTCTTGCACGCGTATCTATCTTTTGTGTGCTGCTAGTTATTGTAAATGGTCCAAGAGATGAACTTGCTTGTGAATCATTTGGAAAATCTCTTAAATTTAATGTAACTCTTGCGTTACCTGTTTGTGATAAAAAGTCTGGTAACACTCTTCTTATTTTCATCATAAACTCACCATCACCTGCTAAACCTTGTTGACCAATATCAAAATCTCCAGATTCAATACTTGCAGTAATCGCAGTTGTAGCACCTTCCTTAACTTGATTTAATCCTGTTTCATGTTCATAGTAAGTAGATGTACCATCTTGATTACCAAAAACATAATTTGTATCTGTAGTTGCAGTTGTGCCATCTTCATCATATTCTGTTGCATGAGGTTTACCAAACACAGCTGAATCTTGCCATGCTGTTCTTGCTAAAGTTCCTGTTGTCCATACTGGTCGCTCGGCACTTGAGTCTAGATAATTATACGCAACTATTCTATTTACTGTTCCTGAACCTGAGTTTGGATAAAACCAAACAACTTCACCAAACAAATTATTTAAACCTGCATTAATATGTTGTTTTGGTATAGTGTTGATATCGTCAAAGACATGGTCTTCAACTAAACATGGTAGTGATTCTAATCTACCAGCATATCTAAAGAAACCATTTTCTGACATCCAATACGCTGTACCATCAACTTCAACAGCTGCGTTCTGTCCAATCAATCCACAGTTTGTACCAACTTGTTGAAAAGAGAAAGTAAACGGTGGACCAACAAATCTCATAGTAAACAACGCTGTATCAGTCCAAACATAAATTGCATCTCTACCTCTAATCGCTCCTACAATTTTAGATCCATCTGCAAGTCTTTGTGTACCTGCAGTATTAGTTGCACTGGGTGCATACGTGTTAATGTCTTCTTGAGAAGAAAATCTTACAAACATGGGATCTTGTGTAGAAGAAGTTCCTATCGTTGTTTCTGTTCCAAAAAACACTAAGTGTCTATCTGGAGTAGATACTAAACTAAATGCAGATGCAGTAGGTGCCCCTGATATAATTGTCGCTCTTGTTGATACAGAACCATTTGAATCCCATTCAAAACTTTCACCACCATTTATTGTTGCAATTAATTTATTACCAAAATTATCTAAAGACCATAAACCAGGAGCTGTAATAACGTCTCCCGAAGCCGCAGCGTTCCATGCAAAAAAGTTTGATGCATCGGTTACGGTTGCGCCTGAACTATGTGACGCTGCAGTTGTGCCTGATGCACCTCTAGTTAAACCAGATAAAGTTCCACTGCTATTACCAGTGTACGTTATAAGCTCACTATCTATTAATACAGTTCCTGATGATGGAAATGATGATGAGCTTGCCATTGTTAGTGATGTTACACTTGTATTTATAGAAGATGATAATGTAGACGTAAATTGACCGGACTTAAATCCACTCCAAGGTCCAAGTCCATATCCAGTGGATGCAACTTCAACCGCTGGTCCAACTGAATAATAATGTTGAACCCTAATACCACCAGATGTAGTTGCACCAGATCCTGATTCATTTGATCCAACATCTATTGTAAGTGTTGTTGATGTTGGTATAGATTGCACCATAAATTTATTGTCATCAAAATTAGAAGATGAAAAGTTAGAATTAGTTATAGACGAAAAATTATCTAATAAAATAATATCAAATTTATTTATATTGTGTGCAGAGGAAAAAGTTAAAGTTACAGTAGAAGATCCGTTTGTAGTGGTAAAGGCACTTGATAATGTCGTAGTCGATTTAATAGGATGTATGTCATAAAATATACCCCCTGAATATACATACAAAATTCTATTTGTACCTAATGCTGCATACTTAATACCTGAAGTGTTAATAAAGTGATGAATTGCAGTATTTCTACCTGTAATATCTACAGATCCTAATTGTGACCAACCGCCTATTTTTTCAGGCGAACCATACCTAAATCTTACATTGTCACCATTAACCCATTGACCTTCACCACCTGTTGCAGTTACTTGTTTATTAAATCCTGGTGCAAATTTTAATTTTTGTAACATAATTACCTCGCTGTTGTTGGGATTCCTGTTGATGTAACAAATGGAGATTCTGCGAAAGTCATGTATATGTATGTTGCACCTGAAGTATTTTGTCCAGCATCTGTTGTAATTACTTTAAAACCATTTGATAATATATCTATTCTATTTACACCACTTTCTGCGGCAGAATCATGTGGTTGTAAAAGATCATTGTCTCCATTATATCCTTCTCTTTTGTTATCCTGTAATTGCCAACCTTGTGTAGCACTTATATTTTTTTGTAAAACCCAAGCTGGTTTGAAACCTGTATAAATAAATGGTCCATCTGCATTTCCATTTCCTGTGTAGCTTCCAAACTTGCTGTAGCCTTGTTTCTCTGCGAAACAGTAGGCAATCATTGTTCCACTACTAGGATTAGTTGTACCTGATGCACCTACACTAAAAACAGATGATGCTGGTTCAGTATCATTCCAATTATTTGCATTGTCAGAAGTTGCAGCAGTTGAATTTAATGTTAAAAAATCTGTCTCTGGTGCTGATGTATTTTTGTGATGATACATATACCAATTAGCTGAACCATTTCTTTTTTTTACAAGTATAACAGATGGTTTTGCACCTAAACCATGACCAATCGTATCTGTGCTTCCTGTTCCTGTATAAGACACAATACTAAATCCAGCAGTAGTATTAGCAGAAACACTTGAGGTTATATCTCCATCTGTGTTTGATGATGCAGAGCCACCAGCTAACCAATTCCATGAGACTACATTTGAGCCATTTCCATTTGTTGCATTGTCAGTTCCTAATGAAAATCCATCACTGCCAAAAGCTGTAAGTGTTTGTGCATTTGTTGATTCCGCATCAGCAACATCAGATTTTAATCTTTTAGTTGCACCTCTTATAACATCAAATAAGTGATGATTATATGCTTGACTTCTGTCTTTTATCCAAACCCAATCAGGTTGAAATCCAACTCCTGTTATAGACCTTGCAGTTTCATTTCCTGAAAAAAGAACAGTATTAAAATAATCTGTTGGTTTATCTAATCCATTTGTGTAACTCATTATCCAAACTCCGCTAAGTTTTTAGTACAGATTGCATAAAAATCTTTTGATGCTCCGTCAAATGTTCCAGAACTTGGATCGTACTCAAACGAACCATATCCATTTGCATCTGCGTTTCCTGATGATATTGAAAATGTTGGATTGCCAAAATTTATTTCCATAACTGCTGAACCAGTTCCACCATCACCAAAAGCTGGAAAATAAAGACCAGACGATAAGCTAGAGGTTGCTGTTAAACTATGCCCAGTACCAGAATTTAATATTGTACCATTTTTTGCAAAATAAATTTTATTGTTATCAAGATCAAGATAACATCCTAAAATATCGTCATCTGTATAAGTACCTGGCGAAATTACAGTTGAACTATTATTATAAACATGACCACCAGCATAGTACGACCATCCATTAGCTCTTACTTCTAATTGATTAGTAGTAGAAGTAGCAGCATCATCAGCTACTCCAAATGAATTATTATTTGCTGTAACACATTTTTGCTCAAAATACCATTTTCCAGATGACAAGCCAAAAGTTCCTCTTGTATAACTATAATTTGAAGCATTAGTTGTTATTTTTAAATTACCCTCTGCTAAAGTGCTTGAAGCATAATAATTATCTAAAGGATTTATAGTACAAAAATTATTTGTGCAAGTGTCAGTAGATTGATCTACAGATGTTAGATTACTTACTGAAAAGTGATTATTATTACCTGATGTGTCAGCACCCAAACCACTAGAGTTTGCACTCGTACCTGTTTGTTTATATTCTAATTTAAAACCATTACTGCCATAATCACTTGTAGAAAAACTTGTTTCTTTTGGAATCCAAATTCCATCATCATTAGATTCACCAAATTCTGTATGAGCTTTTGTTGTGCCAATTAATAAATGTGTTTCTGCCATATAACCATCAAAATATGAATTTGTGCCATTTGTACTATAACCTATATTAATTACGTCACCACTATTACCAACAAAATCATCTTCATCATTTTGAGTTATACTACTTCTTTGGTCTTGTGAATAATCACCGTAAGCGTTATCTACTAAATTACCATTTATATAAACTTTAAGTCTGTTCGTTGCTGTGCCATCAGTTGAATCAAAAGCAACATAAACGTGCATCCACGCTGATGGGTCTCTAAATTTTGCATTAGTATGAAGACCTTGAGCACTACTACCAGTGCCAACCTGAATATACATGTCATCAGCTTCACCACTACCATCTAAACGAAAACCTATTAAAGTATAAGTACCTACACCAAAAAAATATTGATGGTTACTTGAATTAACTAATTGACCTCTTTTTATCCAAGTTGAAAATGTCCATTTTCTTCTTGCTGTTGTATCATCACCACTTCCTTGGGTAAAATGCAATCTTTCAGATGAGACTCTATCAAATCTTAATGAGTTAGCAACTTCATATGTTGTGTCTTTTATAGAATTCGTTCCAAGTATAAAAGGCATTAAGACTCCAATTTTGGAAGCTCACCTAATGGTCTAGTGAAAGATCCATCTTCTTGTTCTGTGTATGTATATAAAGTCTCTAACGCTGGTGTATCACTAGCATTTGTAATAGCTGTTTCCATTTCAGCTGCTTTAGTTCTTACTGCTGCTCTATGAGTTGTAATAGCTGATGGCACTGCTGTACCTGCATCTGCTTTTCTAACTACATACCAATCTGTTCTTTGAAGTTCTCCTGCAGCTTGTTGTTTAATTGTTCTAATTAACACTGTTTTTAATCCTTCAACTTTTATATCCCCAACTTCTTTATCCCCAGGTAAATCACCATTGTCTGAGTCTTGCTGTGTCCATAAGGTGTCAGCGTGAGCTCTTGCTGTAGCTGTACCATAAGCTGCAGTTACAGTTCCAGCAGATGCATCATAGGTAAAAGTTTGATTAGTATTGATATACCACTTTTCATCTTTTTTATTACTATCATCAAAAGTTACTTCATAAATACCAATGGCATTTAATTCAGATTTACTCCATAAAGAAAATATCTTTGCTGGGTATTGAACATCTCCTATAGTTATTGCTTTAGGATAATTAATATACCTAGATATTGATCCGTCTTCTATTATTGCATACATATTTTAACTCCTATTAACTCTCACTTAAATTTAATGTTCTACCTACTTCTTGCCAAACACTTCCGTTATACCTGAATACCAAAATATCCGTTTTTCCGTCCGTGCTAGTAAATGTTGGTGCAGTTGAAGCTGCAAACTCAAAAACTGTATTAAAAGCAATAGTGTGTGAACCATTGTAATTAATTTCTAAAGCTATAAACGCACCCTCTACCGCATTTGTAGGTGCAGAGAAAGTTGTGTTTTCTGTTGTTACATGAACTGCGTTTGGTTTTGCAGATGCATCCCAAGCAACAGCATTTGATGATGAAGTAAGTGCTTGTTGTCCAACATTTGCAGCACCACTAAAAGTAACAACCCCAGCAGATGAAATTGCTATAGCATCTGCATCTGAAGCTGATCCTATTTGACCACCATCTGCTATTTTAATGTCATGATTAAATGTAGCTGTACCAGCATCTGACATATCTAGTGTTAATGCTGTAATAGCAGCTCCACCATCATCGCCTTTAAATATAATATCTTTATCTTGCACACCTGCAGTTATTACAGCGTCGCTAGAACTATTTGTAAATGATATTA